GTTTAATTTCATTTAGTGATTCTTCTTTGGTTTCTTCTTTTAGTAACACATTTTTTTCTTCATCACTTTCTTCATCTTTTTCTTCATCACTTTCTTCATCTTTTTCTTCATCACTTTCTTCATCTTTTTCTTCATCACTTTCTTCCACTTTATTTTCAAGTGCATTAATAAGTTTTTTATTTGCTTTAAAAGATTGTAAATATTTTTTATCTACAAATTCATATAAAAGAGGATCATTTAATTTCATAATATTTATATCACCATTATCATCTTTGATTGATGGTAATTGATTTTCTTTTATTTCAAACAGACCTATTTGATCACCTATGGTTTTTTTGGAATCTTTTGTAAAAACAATATACATTGGAAAAAATATAATGTTGTTTTTTTTATAGTATTTATAATTAGCTTGTCCAAGTGCAATAACAACATCAATATCTAGCAAATCCATTAAGTACATGGAAGCAAGATAGTCTATATCTTCATCAAATACTTTGTTTTTTATTTCTGGATAATTTACATTTGAAATTACTGATTTTACCATTATAATTTATTAATATATAATATTTAATACATAAATTGTGATATACTTTATGTATTAAATATAACAAATTTACTAAAAAAGGAATCACTTTTTAATTCTAACAAGTAGTTCCAATATTTTTTTAAATTACTTACTTTTTCTACATTAGCATCATCGTTTTCAAACTCAATAATAATGTTAATTAGATCTTCTTTTTTATACCTAGACACACGAGGTATGGAATAATAATTAGCTATTATTTGCAACATTTTTACAGTATAATTCTCATCATAATTAATTTGTTGAGCTAAAATACTACTGTCTGTAAAAAAATCTTCATTTTGCATGGTAAAAAAATTTTCATCTTTTAATACTTGGTTTATATCGTTTTTATTAGATTCATAATCTGTGTTTTCTTTAATCTCAAAACATAAATTATTTTTCATAATTTATTACATGATATCTTTTTAATATTTAATGAAAATTATTTTAATTTGTAATAAATTATGATAATTAATAAATAATTTAATATTGATTTAATATGTTAAACCAGGTAAAGTTCCATTTGATAGATAATCAATAGATGCTCCTCCACCTGTTGATACATGATAAAAATTACTTTTGTATTTATTAACAAAACAACTTGTATCACCTCCACCAATTATTACTTTTTTTCCAGATTTATTTAACATATTTACTAAATTTTCTGAACCGTTTTTAAAAAATTCATCTTCTGTAATTCCCATAGTGCCATTCCAAAAAACAATATCAGAATTTTCAATATATTTAAATAGCGTGTTTAAAGATTTTGGTCCAATATCACATATTTTCTCTTTGTTTAAATCATCTACATAATTTACAACACCATCTTTTATATTAAATCCGTCTTCAGTAAATATTAATTTTGCTTTATTGTTTTTAATCTCATCGAAAAAATGTTTATATTTTGCAACATTGTTTGCGTTATTACCAGAAATATAAATATAAGATATTTCATTTGAAAAATTTCTTAACATTGGAATTTTATCTTCCATTTTACTTCCTCCTATTATAGCTATTATTTTAGATCCATGAGAACTATTAATTGTATTTAATGCTTCTATTTCTTTTAAAAAACAATAGCCATATGTTTTAATCGATGAATTGATACCCGTAATACTTTTATGATTTCTATGAGAGCACGAAAATGCTTCATTACAAAATATATCAATATCAATATGAATATCTTTATGTATATCACGATTTGTTTCATAATCATGAAATCTTACATTTTCCATTAAATAGATTCCATCTTCTTTAATATCATCATTAGTCGAATCTAGCCCATTGGGTAAAAAATGTATAGTATTATTAAAATATTTTTCCAAGTATGGCATAAATATTTTTGTACTTAATTCAATTTCTTTATTTTTTGGTCTTCCAAAATGTGTTGCAATTATTATTTTTTTTGGTTTATCTATAATTATTTTTTGTAATGTTTTTAAAGATGACCTGATTCTAAAATCATCTTGTATTTTTTGATTTTCTACAGGGCAATTAAAATCACATCTTACAAAAACTGTTTTATTATAACAATTCGTGTTAGTAATTTTACTAATACTTGTATTTTGATTATATTCAAACATATGTTTCAACAACCTTATCATTTGTGCAGAATATGACCATTCATTATCATACCACAATGTAAATTTAATACTTTTATCAGTTAGTTGAAAAATAGAATTATTATCCAAAATAGTTGGACTTTTATTACCTATAAAATCGCTACTAACTAATTTATCATTATTAGTTGTTAAAACATCGTCCTTTATTTTTTCAATGTTACTAATAACATCTTGCATTATTATTGGCTTTTCAAATTGAACATTTAAATCTATCATTGATACATTAGAAACAGGTATTCTAACCGATGTTCCAACTATTTTATTTTTTAATTCCGGTAATATTATATCCAAACTGTCAGATGCCCCTGTTGTATGAGGTATAATATTATTAAATATTGATCTATTTGTTCTTTTTTTAAAGTTTGCTGTATCAACTACTGATTGTGAAGCAGTTGCTGAATGAACAGTTATAAAATTAGCATTTTCTATATTGAATTTATTTAAAAATTTCAGCATAGGAGCTATACAGTTTGTTGTACAAGAAGCAGCTGAAACAATTTTTTCTCCTTTGTAATCATTTTCATTTACACCATAACAATATATAGGTGTAACACGAATATCTTTGGGAGGTGCTGACATAATTAAATAATCTACATCATGTAATTTTGCCTTTTCTGTAGTCAAAAATGCGCCAGAAGTTTCCAATAAATAATCAACATTTTCTTGTTTCCAATTTAATTTTTCAGGATCTTTTTCACTAAAAATTTTTATTATTTTATTATTTATTTCTATATAATTATTTTTTAATATGGTAACTTGAAATTGTTCAGTATGGTGAATACTATCATTGTTTATATACTCTTGAAAATTATTTATGGAAAGATTATTGATATTTATTGCTTTAATATTAATAAAATCATTTTTAATTAGTTGTAAAAAAATACATTTACCGATTCTACCAAAACCATTAATTCCAATATTTATATTTTTCATACATAACAAAAATGAAATCTTTTTAATATTTAATTAAAATTATTTTTATTTAAAGAATCAATTATATCCATAAATTTAAATTTACATTTGTGACTTATACCTACATTTTCTTTAATATCAATTTGTTTAATGGTCAACAAATTATCATTTATTACTTTCCATTCATCACAGGCTTTTAACTTATTTTTAGGTAAATTTGTCAAATATACAGACAAGTTTTCTGACAATTCGTCATTAATCATTTTACACTCATCGTTTTTACATGTATTTATAATGTTTGATAGAATTAATGTAATGTTTTTTATTATTATATCAAATGAAATTACATTATTTAAATACAAATTTGTTAAAAACAGACTGATAGATCTTCTTTTTTCATTTACAATATTGTTTTCGCAAAATTGATCATAGTCTTTTTCAGGATCAACATACAAAATATTTTCATAAATATTATTATGCTCTTTTATTTTTTCAAAAATTGTTTCAAAAGTAGAAGTATAAATATCTTTTAAATCGAAACACAACTTTGCATATAAATAGTTATTAAATTTACTGTTTGTTGCAATCTTAAAAATCTCTTCAACAATTAAATTACACCATTCTTTTGTAATTGGATTTTCTTTATTAAAATTTTCTTTTAATTTTTCAAATATTTTGTCATATGTTTTTTCAGTTATTTTGTTTATTAATAATCGTATTGTATCTAATTCTTTTTCTATTCCTTCTTTTTTAACTATTTCTGTTTTTTGAAAGTTTCTTACCATTTCCCAATCTTGTAAATTTTCATTGCTTTTTTTCTTTTTTCGTAATGATTTTTCGTTAGAAAATGATGGGGTTTTAACATAACTGGGAGCTCCTACTTGGTTACTTAATTCATTTATTTTTTCTAAAATATCATTTGGTATTACAAATTTGTTAGACCAAGAAATAGATTCAAAATCACTTAGTGAATAAACCATTGACATAATATATATACAAATAAATATATTTTTTATGTCAATTTTTAAATATATTTATATATCTTATGTATGATATTCATTACATGAAAAATAATTTTATTAAAATAGATATTTCAAATAATAAATTTATAAATAAATATTTACAAAATACAGTTTTATTATATAAAAACAATAATGAAATTACTAAAGGAAAAATTACCATCAATAATAATAGGTATGTTAAATTTGATGAGTTTTGCAACAATAAATCTTATTCTTTTTACATGACAAAACATAAGTTTGCTTATTGTGATTTCTATTTACCAAGAGAATTTTGGAAAATTCATATTTTAAAAGAATCCCTTGACAATAATATCAAAACTGTATATTTAAATTTAAATAATTATGTAAGTGAATTTTTATAATAATAGTAGTGTTTCTTCATTGTTAATATTCAAAACAATATATTTTTTGTGGATTTCTTGTTTTTTTGTTTTGTTAAAAAAATCTGATAAATTTATTTTAAAAGGATAAAAAATATAACATGCATAGTAAAATAGTAAAAATGTAGACAAAGACATCATCTTACTTTAAAGTTTCTTTTAAATTTAAGTTCTTATCGATTAATTTATAAATTTTGTATAAAGAATATAGGGCTTCTTCATCATAACATATTGGATATTCAAATAAATTAATCTTGTACAAATCATTTTTTGTATTTCGTATTCTTGATTCAAGTAGAAATATTTTTTCAAATAAATCAAAAGACACTTGTAAATAGTCGTAACATGAACTATATATTGAAAACCAGTATTTATTCATTTTTAATTGCAAGTTTTTTGGTAAACAATTTACAAAGTCATTAACAAATAGCTTGGTTTTGAATACTGTATTATTTTCACAAAACGGAACAACAATTTTATCTATATTTGATTCTATGGTTTCAAAATATTTTTTCGCATTTAGGTCAAAATACTTTATTATAAGTAATTCTTGATCTAAATATTCTTTAATAATAAGAGTAATTTCTAAAGGTAATAATGAAATAAAATTCATAACTTATTGTTATATAATTTTATTTATTTTTATATAATTAATACTACTTAAATAAATAAAATTATATATTTGTATGTCTGAAGTAAATACATGGAGTGAATTAAATTTAAAAGAAAATTTATTAAGAGGTATTTATAGTTATGGATTTGAAGTACCTAGTCCCATTCAAAAAAAGGCTATTAAACCTATTATTGAGGGTAAAGATGTTATTGCACAAGCTCAGTCTGGTACAGGAAAAACAGGAGCATTTACAGTTTCACTATTACAAAATATAGATGAAACTAAAAATGAAGTGCAAGGGATTGTTATGGCTCCTACTAGAGAATTGGCTATTCAAATACACAAAGTATTAGAATCTATAGGAGAGTTTATTACTAATTTTAAAACAAATGTTTTTATAGGCGGTAATCATGTAAATGATGATATAAAATTACTAACAGATTGTAAACCTCAAATTATTGTAGGTACACCTGGAAGAATACATGATTTAATTAGAAGAAAAAAGATTGATACCAAAGCAATAAAGTGTCTTATTTTAGACGAAGCAGATGAAATGTTATCTGTTGGTTTTAAGGAACAAGTTTACAACATATTTCAGTTTATGGAAAGCAATATTCAAATAATGTTATTTAGTGCAACTTTACCTATAGAAATTCAAAATTTAACGGACAAGTTTATGAGGGAACCTACAAAAATTCTAGTTCGTAATGAAGCTATTACACTGGAAGGTATATTACAATATTATGTTGCATTAGAAGATGATAATGCAAAATACGAGACACTGAAGGATTTGTTTCAAATAATATCAATGAGTCAATGTATAATTTACTGTAATAGTATAAAAAGAGTTACGGACCTGTATGAAGCTTTAAGAAAAGATAATTTTCCAGTTACTGCTATTCATGGTAATATGACAAAATCTGAAAGACAATCATCTTATGATGATTTTGTAAAAGGAACATCTAGGGTGTTGATTTCATCTAACTTGACTGCTCGTGGTATTGATGTTCAACAAGTAAGTGTAGTTATTAATTTTGATATTCCAAAAGATATTCATACTTACATTCATAGAATTGGAAGATCAGGTAGATGGGGAAGAAAAGGAATGGGAATAAATTTTATAACAAAGAGAGATATAAGAAAAATGAAAGAAATTGAACAATATTACAACACACAAATTATTGAAATGCCATCTAATATTTCAGTATAATTCGTAATTATTTCATTATTAATTTAAATGAAATAATTAATGAGCTTACAATTTCAATTACCAATTTACTATACAAAGGAAAAACAATTATTAGAAGGTAATATTAAAGAAGATTTAGAATTACTAGAAACAAACGAAGATAATGAAAATCGTGATTGTTTACTTGAATTAATATTTAATCCCAAGACCGAACTTGGAAAAAATTTATTAAAAAAACAAATAGAATATTTTACTACAAATAAAGAATATTTAAAAGACACGCAAAATATTATTTCAAAGTGGAATTTTAATGAAGAGAAAACTTCTATAAAAAATAATTTTTTTCAATTATGGAATGAAATAAAAAATGACAAGAATTTTATTGATCGTTATTATTATGTTGATATTGATTATTTTAAATTTTTAAATAAATCATCCTTTTTTTTACAATTACTAAGTATTTATAACCTAATGTCTCCTGTGCTTACACTATTGATTCCAATATTTTTATTAATAGTGCCTTTTTTTATGTTAAAATTTATGGGATTAAAGATTGATGTTACAAGCTATTTTACAGTGTTAAAAAAAGTGTTTTCTTCTCATGCTCTTGGTAATTTACTGAATTTAACAGGAGATATTCCTATAGAAAAAAAAATATATGCTTTAGTATCGATAGGTTTTTATATTTTTTCTATATACCAAAATGTTTTGATATGTTATCGGTTTTTTAATAATTTTCAAAAAATTCATAATAATTTATTTTTATTACATAATTATTTAACATTGACTATTCATAATTGTGAAATAATTGAAGAATCAACTAAAAATAAAAAATCTTATCAATTATTTTTACTAGATGTATTGCAATATAAAACAAAATTTATAGAGTTGAGTGAAAATGTAAAAAAAATAAAAGAATTAAATTGGAAAAATATCACATCAAAAACATGTGAAATTGGTTATGTAATGAAATTGTACTACAATTTACATACAGACGAAGAAATAAAAAATTTGTTAGAATTTTCATTTGGATTAAATGGTTATAAAGAACATATGGATAGTCTCTCTGATTTATACAAAAATAAATTAATTAATAAATGCAAGTTTGGAAAAAAAATGAATATTAAAGATGCATTTAATCCATATTTAATTAATAATAATCCTGTAAAAAATGATATTGAATTGGAGAAAAATATGATTATTACTGGACCAAATGCATCAGGAAAAACTACACTATTAAAAACAGTATTAATTAATCAAATATTCTCTCAATGTTTTGGTTGTGGATTTTTCAAAAAAGCCACAATTCCTATTTATAATAGTATTCATTGTTACTTGAATATTCCTGATACATCTGGAAGGGATAGTTTATTTCAAGCAGAAGCTAAAAGATGTAAACAAATTATTGATAGCTTACAAGACAACAATAAACATTTTTGTATTTTTGATGAGCTATTTTCTGGTACTAATCCAACAGAAGCTTGTGCAAGTTCATACGGATTTATAAAATATTTAAACACGAAAAAAATTGATTTTTTATTAACAACACATTTGGTGGATTTATGTCAAAAACTAGAAAATAATGTAAAACAATGCCATATGAAAGTAAAACAAAAAAATAGTTTTGAATTTGACTTCACATATAAAATAGAAAGTGGCATTTCAACAATTAAAGGTGGATTAAAAGTTTTAAATGATTTGTGCTTCCCCGACGAAATAATAAAGAAATCTTCCTTTTATTTGGAAAATTAATACGTTTGTTTTAAATTAAATTTTTATTGTAAGTTAATAATAATGTATGATATATTAGTACATCCTATTACTCTTTTATGTTTAGGCATAGTGTTTATTTTAATTGCACTACTTTTTTTTTATTTTAAAAGAACAATTTCTGTTTTAGAAAAATCACAAGCTAACCAGGCAAAATTATTACATAGTTTTATTTCTCAAATGGAAATGGCATCATTACCTAAAGTAGTTCCAGCGCAACATGGAGTATCACAACAAGTATTAAGTAATACGGAACCAGACAATAGTCAAAATCAAGAGTTGATTGATGTTAGCGATAGTGATGATGATTCAGAAGAATCGGATGATGAATCAGAAAACAGTGATTCAAATATTGAAGAAATTGATTTAGCAAATACCGATTCTCCATTAGAAGAAGATATTAAAGTTATTCAACTCGACAATAATTTAGAGGAAAATAATGAAAATGAACAAAACGAGATTAACGACGACGAAGATGACGAAGATGACGAAGATGACGACGACGAAGATGACGACGACGAAGAAGACGACGAAGACCAAGAGGAAAACACAGACCAAGACGAGGAAGCCTCTTCTAATGATGAAAATAAAATGGAAGATATAGTAATAGATTATAAAACTTTAACACTACAATCTTTAAAAGAAATTGCCGAAAAAAAAAATTTAATCAAAAAAGGAGAAAAAATTACCAAAAAGAATTTAATTGAATTATTACAATCTTCCCCATAAATATTTCTTAGTAACATATATATATGAACTGGGGAACTTGTAAATCAGGATCAAATAATATACATTTTGATTTTCCTCCTATTATGATGGATGGAAGAAACTATTCAAAATGGCAACCTGGATCAGTTATAAATGAAGAAATTAGAAAAAATAATAACATTCAAACAAATTGGCAATATAGAAGTTATTTAATAAATAACGCTGATAAAATAATTAAATCAAATCAAATTGAAGCATGTGATGAATGTTGTTATTGTCCAGCAGTAAAAACAAATGAACAAACAAAAAATACTCCATTTTTATATTCTTCATGTGTTGAAAATTCACAACCATATGGTTATCAAAATAGTGATTTAAAAGAATTGTATTTATCATCTTATGATTTACAAGCAAGAATGATTGCACCTGTTTTAACACAAGATCAATATTTACAACAAAAATATCCAAATCCTAATTAATTTGTTTAAATACTAATTAAATAAATTAACTTATACTACATTATGAAATTATTAAGCATTGATGTTGGAATTAAAAATTTAGCATTGTGTTTATTGGAAATCAAAAGTAAAGAGTCATTTCATATAATAAAATGGGATGTTATTAATTTATGTAATGAAGAAAAAATTTCATGTCATTTTTGTAAAAATACTGCCAAGTATTTAAAAAACAATATATATTATTGTAAAAAACACTTGTCCAAAAATTCTTTGCAAGAAATTCCAAAAGAACTTTCACTTAACAAAATGAAAAAACTAAAAATAGCAGATATTCGTGCTTTATTACAAAATTACCAAATACAGTTTGATAAAAACAAAAGTAAAATATTATTATTAGAAGAAATGGAAGAATTATTTAAAAATAAATATGTTATGCCATTTTCTAATAAAGTAAAGTCTTCTGAAGTTAGCTTAGTAAAAATTGGAATAGAACTAAAAAAACAGTTGGATATTTTATACTCAAACGAAAAAATAGATGTTGTCATTATTGAAAATCAAATAGGTCCTTTGGCTAACAGAATGAAAACATTGCAAGGTATGATAGCACAATATTTTATCATGAAGAAAATAGAAAACATAGAATTTATATCACCTTACAACAAATTAAAAATACACAATATAAATAAAAATTCAAATTATTTAGAGAGAAAAAATAAAAGTGTAGAAATATGTGAAGAAATTTTACTTTGTGACGATGTATTAAATGATAAATTATTACTTTTTCAAAATCACAAAAAAAAAGATGATTTAGCCGATTGTTTTTTACAAGGATTTTGGTATTTAAAAGAAAAATTAATTATTTAGTGTGTTTAATTTAAAATTAAAGTTTCTTAATTATTCATAATGGAAGAAGAAGTAATTGATATTACAAATTTAGATAGTGATAAAGCCATTAATATAGGTGAAAGTAATAAAATGAATATAGGTGGACAAAAATCAGCAAATTTTGGTACAGGTATCGAATTGCTTATGAATGACAAAAAAAAACAGTCTACTAATGATAATCTTTCGAATGATATTGACGTGAACGATTTAAACAATTTAGAAGATGAACTAAACGAATTAACAGAACCCAAAAAATCAATAACTGCAACTAGAAGCGATTTATTTTCAGGTAATTTTAAATTAAATGAAAATAATTTTGAAAATAATGAAGATTTACAAGATGATACATCTATAAAAATAGATACAGAACCTATTTCTATTGGAGAGTCAACAAAAAATCAAGATAGTTCAAATGAAAAAACATGGGATGGGTACGGAAAGTTTAATAACATTCCTATTAATCCAGACATGAATCAAACACAATTGGATCCACCACCTAATAAAGAGGATTTACTTAAAGAAAAATTTAATTATTTACAAAAACTAGAAGCACTAGAGAAAAAAGGAGTCAAACTAACAAAAAAATATGATATGGAATCAAACTTATTAGAAATGAAAGGTGAATATGAAAGCATTGTTTCTGAAAAAGAAAAACAAAATTCTGTCAAATTTCAAGGAAAAATGTTAATGGCATGTATTACTGGAATAGAATTTTTGAATAATCGTTTTGATCCGTTTGATGTAAAATTAGATGGATGGTCAGAGCAAATTAATGAGAATATTGATGATTATGACGAAATATTTGCAGAACTACATGAAAAATACAAATCGAAAGCTACAATGGCTCCCGAACTAAAATTACTATTTCAACTTGGTGGTAGTGCTTTAATGGTACATATGACAAATAGTATGTTTAAATCTGCAATGCCAGGTATGGATGATATAATGAAACAAAATCCTGATTTAATGCAGCAATTTACACAAGCAGCTGTTAATTCTATGGGACAAAATAATCCAGGACTAGGAGGATTTATGGGATCAATGATGAATAATTCTAATCCTCCGCCTTCAATGAATAGTCAACCTTTTATGAATCCAAATCAAAACACATTTCCTGAACCTGTAGCTACACAAGGACCTTTAGCTGAAGAACCTCCTGTTAGACCAGGTTATGTACCGTTACCAAATCGTCCCGATATAAATAATAGCAGAAATATTCCTGCACCTGAAAAAACAAAAAGACCTGAAATGAAAGGACCAAGTGATATTTCCAGTTTACTTTCTGGATTAAAAGTAAAAAAAACAGAAGTAAACATTCAAAGTGAAAAAGAAGAAAAGGGAAGTACAATTAGTATAAGTGAATTAAAAGAAATGCAAAATGATAACATTCCTGTTCGATCAAAACGAAGAAAATCCGATAAAAATACAATTAGTTTGGATATTTAAATATAATATGTAAAGTTGTATTATATTTAACAAATTAAATCTTGATTTGGTAAAAGAAATTTTAATTCCGGATAAAATAAAATAACATTTTTCATAAAACATTGAAAAATATAAAAGCTTACTTGACTCTCTGACCAAGGATTATAATGAATAATTATGTTCTGAAAAAACCATAATTCAAACAAACCAATAAAAAACATTAAACCCAAGTGTTTTCCCAATAATTTAAAAATTAATAATTTTTTCTTGTACACTAATTGAAAAATTATATAATATAAAACTGTTACTGATGACATAATTATACTAAATGTTAATGCTTTATTAAAAAGTAAATCATTTTGTTTATTAATAGATTCCATATCTTCTATTGCTTTTTTATGCATAGCATTATAATCATAAACCATAGAAATATGATTGTCTTTTAAAATATTAATTATTAATAAGTAAGCTGGATCATTTCTAACAAAATGACTATTTTTTTCAACTATAGGATTTAAGTTATTCAAAAATTTTTCCAATTGTCTAAAAAAAACCTTTTTTTCAATAACAACAATATAATAAAAATAAAGTAATATTTCAAGTATTGATAGCATACTAATGTGAACACATATGTGTAAAATAAACTTTAATACCGATTCTACTTTACTTTTTTTATGCTGATGTGTAATGTAGTCACTTGTCAGGTCTTCCGAATCAGAATGAGTTCTTATTGGTACTAGTTCTACATTATCATCTAAACTATCATTTCTATTTCTGCTACATATAAAATCCATTATAATTATAAATAAATTGATTTTAAATAATATTACTACTTTGTTAAATATTATTTTTCATTTCAATCTATTTTTTTAAAGAATCATTTACATAACCATTTCTTAAAATATAAATTAATAATAGTGTGTGAATTTGATGTTTAAAAATTTGTTTTTAAATTAAATAAAAATATTTTATTTTATATAATGAATGCAATAGCTGTATTCAAAGAAAAATTATCAGGTTTTGTGAAATTTGAACAAAAACAAAAATATGTTCGTGTAATAGGTTATATTGAGGGATTAAAAAAAAATAATATACATGCTATACATGTTCATGAATATGGTGACTTAAGTGATGGATGTGATTCTGCATGTTCACATTTTAATCCTTTTAATAAAAAACACGGAGGAAGAAATGATAAAGAAAGACATGTAGGCGATCTAGGAAATATTTATACAAATTCTAAAGGAATAGCCATCTTTGAATTTAAAGATTCAGTTATTTCGCTGAAAAATAATAAAAGAAATATTATTGGTAGATCTCTAATAATTCATGAAGATGAAGATGATTGTGGTAAAGGCGGACATAGTGATAGTTTAACAACAGGTCATGCAGGAAAAAGGTTAGATTGTGCAGTAATAGGTATGTGTAAATAATATTGAACAAAGTAGCAATATTATTTATTCATTTCAATCCATTTTTTTAAAGAATTATTTACATGAATATTTACTGTTAGATTAATATAAGAATTATTGTTTTTTAAAAAACATCTTTTTAGATAATCATTATCATAATTTATTATTGGATTATCTATATCTTCTACATCACTCTCAAGAAATAAAGATGAAAAAATATAGTTAAATAATTCTTCTTTGTACCATTTTTTCTCATAACAGTCTTCTTGATTTTTTTTTAAAAATATTTTTATTTTATTGTTGTTTGTGTATTCTATTTTTTTAGACAAATCTAAAATTCTACAATAATCTTTACCTGAACTAAACATATTTTTTAAATCGATATTAAACTTATCTGTAGTTTCTAATAATAAATTCTTATATAACATTTTTTGACTTTTATAATTAACATAAACTACATTTAATTTAACAAATACCATTATATATAAACAATTGTCTTTTTTAAATATGTTTTTAAATAATTTTTTTTGTAAAAATATTATATGTGCTGGAGTGCTAATTCGTCAAAAAATGCGTATATAATTGGTACTTTAGGTTCACTGATATTACTATATTTCGGAAATAACATTGAAAAAACTATAGGTTTATTTTCGCTTACTATTGTGCAAATGCAGTTAATTGAATACATTATATGGATCGATAAAGATTGTGGTAAAATGAATAATGTAGCATCAAAACTAATAATTACAGAATTGATTTTTCAGATTTTATCGTTAGTACTAGGTTGTTATTTATTTAATTCCACACTATTGTCGAAAAAACAAATGAAGACTATTTTAATTGTATACATAATTATTATTTTCGCATTATTAGGATTTTATTATTTTAAAATTTATGACAAACAATTGTGTACAAAAAAATTAGAAAATAAAGGATTAGAATGGGATATGGGTATAGTGAAATATTTCAATAAAAATTATTTTAATACGATTTTAAATATATTTTATTTTGGAAGCTTATTTTTTTTACCATTAATATGGAAAAATAAAATTAAAAAATATTTTTTTATTTTGTTTTGGGTATTTTCATTATTGTATATTAAAAAATTAAATTCTGTAACATGGCAAAGTAGATGGTGTTTCCCTTCTGCATTTTTACCTTATATTTTTATTATTTTGATGATTTTAAAAATAAATTAATTTATTAATATATACTAATGAAAAATTGTTGTAATATAAATAATAAATCAAAAACTTGTAAACGAAAATATGATAATAAAATTTTTAATTTACCAAGACGATTTACAAAAAAAAGATGTGTAAATGGACCAGTTAGAGGATTTACAATGAAAAGTAGCTGCGCTCCATTTAAACATTGTCAAAAAGCAGGAAGAAAAATAACAAAAACAAAAAAAACTAAAAAAAATAAAAAACAATTTTTATACAACCCAGATGATCCAAAAAAATCATTCGATGTTTATATTGATAAAGATCCAAGTGATACAATTTCTATAAAATACACTACAGTAAATGATGTTAAAAAAACTATAAAAAAACTGGAAAAATTATATAAAGAAGGCAAGTATAGTCATAAAAGAATTTGGCAAGTAGGAATGATTCTAAAAGTTCGTTTAGAAGCAATAAAAAAACACAAAAATACATTATATCCAAATGCAAAAAATGTAAATCAACGATTTCAACTTGCAAACAAATATTTTCATTTTTTAAAAAAAAGAACTTCGGTTTCTTCTGATAAAGAAAGAAAAAAACTAACCTTTTAATATATATGATTTTACCAGATGATATTATTATAAATATTTTTTCATATTTACTTTGGGAGGATGTAAAGAAATTTAAAAATATAGATTCTTTACTTCTTTTTCATATTTGCTTGCAAAATCCACAAACAAATGATCCGTATTCTATTTTACAAAATATTTATTATGATAGCTGTTTTAAATGTCATAATTTATTAAAATTTAATCATGTAATTAAACTATGTGATCATTGTAAATTTTTTTTAGACAATAAAACAGTTTATCCTAATTATTGTTATGATTGTTTACCTTTAAAAAAAAAAAGGAATTTTGAAACACATATATGTAATGTTTGCAGCAATATTTGTTTTTGTTTAGGTATTGAACCATATTCATAATTATAGTATTCATAATATGTATAATGAATATTTTTAAAATTATGAAAAAAAGTTTAGGAAAAACGCGTAAAAAGAGTAAATTAAAAAAAAACTCTAATAAAAGGACAAAAAAGAGTAAAATCACAAAGAAAAGTAAAAGAACAAAAAAAAAGTCAAATAAAAAAGTAAAAAAAAGAATTGTTTTACGCGGAGGAGAAGAACATGATGGTGATATAAAAAAAATTCACGATGAAATAGAAGACCTCGCTTTTAGATCAGCTTCATTTTTCGGTGAAAATCAACAAGAGAATTATGATAATGCTATAAGCAAAATTCAAGATTTAAGAGAATCATTTGATGTAAACCATGGTCAAATTTTTAATAATGCATATAAATATAATAATGATTTACTAGAACATGTATTAAATCATGAACAATCTCAAAATAAAATAGAAAATCATGATACAGATTTGAAAAATAAATTACTTGATGCAATAATTAATGCAAATGCTAGTAAAAATGCAAATGCTAGTGATAATGTTGAAGGAAAAGCAAGGATTATTATTGATTCAATTAAGAAAAAACATAATAAACCATTAGAATATTTAAATATTAAAAGAGAAAATCCTTTAAAAGACTTTGTTAATAATTTATAAAGAAAAAAAATAATAACAAAATGTTGTTTATAAATTTTTATTTAATTTTTCACACCTTGAAACATATTTGTACAAAAAT